AACTTTAGCTACGTTTGGAGTCCAAGCAGCAGGTTCAAAGAAAAAGAATGGCGAAAACGCTAGTGCTAACATATCTAAAAAAGATATGGAGTTTCTTATTGCGAAAGCATCTGAGACTGCACCTGCTCAAACTATCAGGATTGAATCTGGTCCTGTAAAAATTGTCCCTGATACTAAGTAATTATCATGCAAAAAATTATTAATGTACTTGCTATTGCGTCTGCTGTTGTATCTGTTACCGTTGTTGGCACTGCTGGCTACGTTTACATACGCAAAGATGCAATAATAGAAAACATCAAAGAGAAAGCATTAGGTTCTCTAGGAAGTGGAATATCAGATGCATTACCTGGTCTTGTAGATACAAGTATTCCAGATGCAACTGGTGATGCAATTCCATTACCTTCAGTCCCTAGTTTTTAAGAGGTTATCATGAATGTAAAGTGGATATCAATCGGTGTGGTTGGTAGTTTATTTGCAGTATCCCATCTGGGAAT